GTAGGGAAAGCACAGTCTCCCTCGTGTAAGGCACCCCTTTTTCTATTTACTTCCCAGTAAGGCCCCCCCTCGATTGGAACTTTTTTTGTGCGTAAAATAATTATTGTGGGTTTTCTTACTGTAATTGCAATATATCACTCGTTCTGTAGTCCTTGGGCATGTAAGCCCATGCCATAAGAGCTAGCGCCCGTCTATAAGACGGGTTTTTCTTATACGCGGCTAGTGTCCGGCGGATGAATAGCTCTCTCTTCTGCGCCCATGTGACGCGTTCTCCTGGTGCTAACTCTATAGACATGCGCATTGGTGTTCGGTAGTGTGCGTATGCACGAATGAATCCTCGAGGACTGCGTGCCACTTCGCTTACGCCATTCTGTTCGAGTGTCGGTATTAGACTTTCGACCTCTTCCACTGTCATCCATTTGTATGTCATTTCTCATTAGCCATTAGAAAATATTCTCGAGGCGTGCTTTTAGGATCTTTAGGCGTTGTTCGTCAGACACTACTTTACATGCGGCTTGCTTTGCGTTTAATATGCCACAGAATGGCTGGTGTAAATTAATGTACGACGCGATTGCTGGTACGCTAGATTTTCTCTTTCCTTCGCGTGCTGCGTTTATGAGATCCTTCTTTCGAGATTCGTATCGTTCCAATGCTGCCAAGTAAGCCTTACGACTAACGATCCTGTTGCGCTTGTTTACCATCAGATCATCCCGTGTCAGGTTTCCGCTCGTTCTAATTGCGTTTCCATTGAAAACATCTGCCTTTGATCCGATGATCTGCATTTTATTTATACCGTTACATTTTTTTTCGCTAGACTTAATAGCAACGAAAACAAAAACATAGGATGACGACGATTGATGTACAAACCGCCATCAGCCCGGCTGTCTTATTTAGGCTATACGCAACTCAAGCTAAACAGGACATGTATGGAGGTGGTAACCCTGTTGCTGTGTCTTCGATGAGACCAATTAGGTCATTCGAGGGAAGTGGGTATAATGTAGGTTCGATGACAGGACTAAAAGAAAAGACTGGAGGAGCTGCTCCTTATGGGTTCGTTCAGTTCCCGGTTGTGACTGATCAATCGGCTACTGCTAATCAGGTTCCTCCTCTTGATTGGTACCCTTACCAGTATGTGGCGTCTTTGGACGATGCTAAGAAGGAGCGACAGAAGGCTGAGTACGCTGGATTCTACGAACAGTGGGTCCGTGCTACTCTAAGCAATTACAAGTAAAGTAAAAAAAATGTAAAAAAAGAGTTGTGTTGATTTTTGTAAAATAAAAAAAAATCTTCAGTTCTTGGTAAAAAGGAATGATCTCCCTGAAAAAAGGAAATCCAGTTGCTGTTATCTGCACCGGAAAGGATGAGGGGAAGAAGATCTTTATCACCGAGGACACAGGCCTATCGGAGCTTAAACAGGACCCTCTCGAGTTGTTCGGAAACAATGAGCTTGCTCCGTCGAAAAAGCCTATCTCTGCTTTACAACGAAGGGCGATCAAGTCTGCGCTACTTGATGACAGGACTGACTATCCTCCCGAGCTCGCAGACCATATGGAAATGCTTCGTCTCGCCTACGATACCAAGAATAGATACGAATATAGGACAGACTCGGAGACACTGTGTGTCTATCCTTCCAAGACATCAGAGCGCATCTTTGTAGCAGGCAAATCAGGATCAGGTAAGTCTACTTTCACAGCGCAGTACATCCGAGAATATACGGAGATGTTTCCTAAGCGATCCGTGTTTCTTATCTCTACACACGAAGAAGAGAAGGCTTATAAGATTCTACCGATCAACCAGATTGCTCTAGACGAGACGTTCCTAGAAAGTCCTCCTACGCTAACCGACCTCCAGCAGTCACTTGTTGTATTCGATGACACAGATAACCTCCAGGACAAAGATCTACAGCGCGCCGTGCAGGCTCTTAACAACGATCTACTAGCTAACGGACGGAAGTACGAGATTCATGTTGTTACTCTAGCTCATCAGCTAATGGATTATAGTAGATCTAGGACACTATTGAACGAGGCTAATCGAGTAGTATTTTTCAACGGTGGGTCGGCTTACCACGTCCAGAGGTATCTCAAGGTCTACGCCGGTCTTCAGCCTAAACAGATTCGTAGGATACTCGATTCTAAGTCAAGGTGGACGTGTATGGGTCTCACAATTCCTAATTACGTTGTCACTGAGCATGAGGTATATGTCATTAGGCCGTCTTAACTAGGTCCGTGACGCAAGTTGAATGTCTGTTTGTTTGTTAGTACCATTTTTTCTTTTTAGTACAAGAAAATTTTAATCAGGAACGCTGTACAAAACGTACTGGTCTAGACTTAAACCGTGTGATTTTGCGTCTTTTTTTACTGCTTCTACGAATTGTTCGTTTGACATGTGTCGATTCTTGTGTCTAAATATACACCATCTACCGCATGTACTAGTTCCTTTTCCTTGTAGGCACACATCATTATAAGCAATAGGACGTTCGCTGTTAAGTAGAAGACGAAGAAGATGCGTATGTTGCTGTCCCGATCCTATTTTGAAAGCAGGACTTACCCAGTTTAGTTCGTTGTCTGGAAATATCCCGTAACTATCGAACATCTCGATGCACGGAGTTCCGTCTGTATTCACAGTCTCGTGTACTAGACACCAATGACCTGTATTTGGCTGCATCTCGTACAATAAACAGAAAGGCCTAGGTGGTAGATTTATTTGTCTCTCTAGATCTCTATACAAGTGGCATTTCATACCGGTTCTTGATGTGATTTCTTTGTCCGAAAGAGACCGTTGCATTTCTTTTTTTTATCTCTTATGTATAAACAAAAAAAAATACGATGAGCACAAAAACTAGGACAAGTCAGGATGTTGTGTACTACAATGCAACTATGGTTAATAACACGACAGGTCGAGTGTCTGCTGACATACAGGATGGTAGAGCTGCTGCTATTATCGATGTTCCTGAGCACTGGGAAATGTCTGTAGTTCGATTCGATGTAGACTCTATCTTGTTACCTGTTGCGCTGTTTCCTATGGGATCTGGAAGCAACACTCAGCTTTCATTCACTTTCCGTAGCTCCGGAGTCAATTATGGTCCGTATTATGTCCAGAGCTTCGATCCTACTGGATTTGTTCAGAGCATTGCTCTTGGTACAGAGATGATCAACGACACATTTACTAACGCATGGCCGCTAATCGGTGGATCCAAGCCTCAGTTTCCTCCTAAGCTTGTTTGGGACCCTATCACTCAGTTGTTCAGGCTCTACTTTACTCCTGACTATGCTACTACTTACAATGACTTCTCTATTTACATGAACGAGGTCGCGTACAAGTACCTTTACGCTTTCCCGTCTATCATTATCGGTCCTAACGAGCCTCTTGGTAAAGACGTACTCTTGTTCACGTGGAACCCTAAGTTTGTGCAGACAGCTGCTACGTCTCGCATCGGACTTCCTCTTGAGCTTCAGAGTCCTGGTTACTATCCAGCAGGAAATCTTGTCTACCTAGAACAGTCTGCTAAATCTATTTCAACGTGGCAAGCAGTTCGTACCATTTATCTTACAACGAGTTCTCTTCCTATTCAAAGAGAGTCTATTCCAGGATCCGTTGGTTACGGTCAGAACGGTTCTACGTCTTCTAATTCGATTCCTATGATTACTGATTTCATATTGCCACAGGACCAGAATCCTATGGAGTCTCATAGCAGAATCGAGTACCTTCCAACTGCGGAATATAGGATGATCTCACTCGGTGGTCGAGAGGCTATCTATAGTGTTAGTATTCAGGCTTGGTGGACATCTTACTCAGGGAACGCTTACCAGATACAACTTCCTCCTAATGGAGTGTTCTCAGCGAAAATCATGTTCCGGCGAAAATAAATTAGGATCATTCGAGCTTCTATTTTTTTTTCGTAGTCCCATTATACAAAAACCAAAAAAAGAACAATGTCGATCACGGTCGAGACCCTTGCTACCAAGCGAGTTGTCGATACTCGTACAGATGTAAATAGCTATGCTAGGCGTACGTACCAGATCTTCGATGGTCCACAGGATACTGGGTTCGTGAGGTTCAATCCTAACGGAGGTAACGCACCGGCTGGTGACCAGCTAAATTTCACATTGAATCCCCCTTCTACTCGTGTTTTCGTCAATAGGCGTGTTGTGATCGAGGCTACGTTTGAAGTTACACTTAGGGGTAAACCTGGTGCAGTACCTGGAGCAGACGAACCTTTGAAATATCTTGTTAACTATCAAGGCACCGGTGCTGTAGCAGTCGGTACAAATCCAGCTGGAACTCCGAATCCAGGTGCTACGGTAAGCCTTGGTTCGAAGATTGGTACGAACGGTCCCCGCGCTTACCCATTGGCAAATGCTACTCGTTCGCTACAGGTTTCTATCAACAACGACCAGCTTTCTCAGAATCTTGGTCAGTATTGGCGTGCTACTACACGGTATGCTAATAGTCTAGGTCAATCTGAGATCGACCAGGGCTCTACTGCTACGATGCTCGATCTTACTCAGTCATACGCACAGGCTACTAACAATAACATTTCTCCTTTTGCGATAAGAGGTGCAAACCCGCTTCAGACGTCTAGGACGTCGTTGTATGGAGTCCAGGTTCTTCGTAATGACAGATACGACAGTACCGATCCGAATAAGGAACTTGTTGCTACCGTGCGATTCACCGTTCGTGAGCCTCTTTACCTAAGCCCGTTCCTATTCCAGCGCGGTGATCAGGATACTGGTCTTATCGGTGTACAAACAATGAACCTACAGCTTCAGCTAGGAGGCAGAGGTCAGTCTAAGCTAGCTGATGCTGTGTTTTCTTGTGATAAGGCTGCTACATTTGATACTGATGTTGGTAATACTTATTCGATCACGGCCGAAACCAAGGAGGCTTACGTGTACATGAACTTCTTGACTCCTGATGCTCTTCAGATCATTCCTGATATCAACAACTACCCGTACTACGAGCCTACTTTGTACACTACTACCGACAACACATCTCTTGGTATTGGTGCTACGCGTAATATAGAGATGAACAACGTTCAATTGAACTCGATCCCGCAGCGTATTTTGATCTTCGTCGATGAACCAGATTCTGCAGCAAGTGTGTATAAGACAGATACGTATGCTGCAATTGAAGCTATCAATATTTCGTTTGACAATCGCGATTCTCTTCTAGCTGCTGCGTCTCCTATCGACTTGTACAACATAGCCGCTAAGAATAATACGAATTTGACGTGGTCCGAGTGGAATCGCGACTGTGGTTCGGTTCTGTGCTTGAACTTTGGAGAGGACATCCCGCTACGAGCAAATCAGGCTGTTGGTCTACGTGGTTCGTACAATTTGCGTATGAGCGTTAGGGTCAGAAACGTCAAGGTAGATGATGCCGTATCGGCTCCGATGGTAGGAACTACTCTCAGTGTAGTCGTATTCGGAGTTGGTGTTATGACTATTGCTCAGCAGAACGTTGTGCGTACAGTCGGTATCCTCACTAACGAGGATGTCCTGCGATCGAAGGCCCAACCGGCACTTCCGTACCACAACACAGGCGATCTATATGGTGGCGGCTGGTTCGATGATTTCCGTAACGCGTTCATGTCAGTTGCTCGCCCTCTTGCTGGTATTGCATCAAAAGTTCTTCCTATGCTCGCGCCTGAAACCGCTCCGTTCGTCGGTGCCTTCAACTCGATTATTAATCCAGAGCAACCTGCTGGCCCTGGTAACACTGGTCTTGTGAGGTCGTTCGGAAATGGCCTTGTCGGCGGTAACGTCGGTGGTCGCCTTGTTGGTGGAAAGAAGGTCACTCGTGCTCAGCTAGCAAAGATGATGCGGTAAAAAAAAATCTAGGAATCTATCCCGACTTATTTTTTTTTCGTATGTCCATCTTATAAAAAACAAAAAAAATGGATCTGGGATCACTTAACGAAGGAACTATTTCCGAAAAGGGCTGGCTTAACCCTGTATGCGGTAAAATCAGGGCAGCTACCGTGCTGACCGAAGAGAGCAAGACGACCGATGAACAGACTGGACTGTCTTTCCCGAACACTTCGACTATGTACGTGTGGTATACCGGTGCTCCGTCGAATAACTTAGTTGACGTTCCGCGTCAGTTAATCACAACTGGACGCAGCTCGACGAGTGTTCCTGCGCAAGCGTTTGTTGCCGGTGCGCTATTCGAGTTCTTCGTCGCCGGGTGGTTCCAGGACACAACGCCTGGTAACACGTCGTCGTTGGCCATCGGTGCTACATTCAGGAATTCGACTGCAGACTGGGCGCTCGCCGACTCATTTTGCGATGCGATTCTTTCGTCCAATCAGTCGACTGATACGCTGCAGATGTTCCATGTGCGATCTACATTCAGCCTAACCGAATCTAGCTCGACGACGATCGGCGGTTCGTTTTCGACCGTTTCGTCTATCAACGGCACGCAGAACGCGCAGGTCACCAACAATTCTGCGACGAATCCGGTGAATACGCCAAACCGCGTGACTCAGTCGACGTTCTCTCCTTGTCTGGTTGTATATTCCGCAGGTGGTCCCGTTACCCTCAGGATTTACAACTGGTACCTCCGCCGCATCGCCTAAGTGAGCACCATGATGCTGGTGGCAGAATCAGTTCTTGGAACTGTTGTATCACTTACTGCTTCGCTCTTTTTTTTATCTATAGACGGCGGTTCATTTTCTAGGATGCATCCGTTCCAGCAACAAGTGACAGTCCTACACCGCGAGTATCTAACTGCTCCGAAGATACCTAGGCACAGAGTCGTTACTCCGCCTATAATTGCTAGGATATCGGCTGTGCTTGTAACAACGTTTCCCATCTTTTTTTGTCTTATGTACTAAAGAAAAAAATGGATCTTGATTCCTTTAACGGTGGAACTGTTGAAGAAAAGGGATGGCTGAATCCTGTTGTAGGTAATATAAAAGCAAAAGACATAGTAGTTGACTCTATTACAGCGAGCACTTACAACGGCACGTTTCCTGTAATCGTAGGTCCTCCTGGTCCACAAGGACCTCAGGGTATACCAGGAATCCAGGGACCGCAAGGAATCGTAGGACCGGCTGGAGCACAAGGCCTTCAAGGACTCCAAGGAATCCAAGGTCCTGGTGGACCTCCAGGAAACGTAGGAGCTCAAGGACCGCAAGGAGACCAAGGACAACAAGGAGACCAAGGCCCCGTAGGATCTCAAGGACCAGTAGGACCAGAAGGCCCACAAGGCCCTCAAGGACTCCAAGGACCTCAAGGCCCAGTTGGAGCTCAAGGACCAGAGGGACCTCAAGGACTACAAGGAATCCAAGGACCTATAGGAGACACTGGGCCTGCAGGTGAAAATGGATCGTCGAGTTCGATCTTGTTATATATCGCTCAGACTACGTCGCAGTCTCCTCCTCCTACTAACCGTCACCTTAGATGGAATGCTGTAGATCAAACTGAAGCAACGTTCTTGTACTTGAGCCATATCGACGATTCCGGAGACGACGTTGAGCGTATATTGGAGCAGTGTACTCCTGGATCTACAGTTCTCGTGCAAGACCGCAATCAAAGCGCGAATTACCAGAATTTTAAGCTTACCGAGCCAGCTATCAACGTGCCCAATTCGTATGTGTCTTTCCCTGTCACGTTCATCAACGGCGGAGGAACAGGCCTTGCTGGATTCGCGAATAACCATAATCTGTTGATCGGTGTGCTTTATGCAGGCCCTCAAGGCCCAGAGGGGCCTCCAGGCCCACAAGGTCCGCAAGGATCCATTGGTCCAGAGGGGCCTCAAGGAATCCAAGGCCCTATTGGGCTTACTGGAGCACAAGGCCCACAAGGAGACCCAGGTCCACAGGGACCAGTAGGACCGCAAGGAGCACAAGGACCAGAAGGTCCACAGGGTCCAGAAGGCCCTCAAGGAGCCCAAGGACCAATTGGACCACAAGGACCGATAGGACTCCAAGGAGAGCAAGGACTCCAAGGAGTACAAGGATCCCAAGGACTTCAAGGAATCCAAGGTCAACAGGGAATCCAAGGATCTGCTGGTAGTCCAGGAACTGCAGCAACTATCAGCGCTGGCACCACTACGACTGGAGCCCCAGGAACATCCGCATCAGTTATCAACAGTGGCACCAGTTCGGCGGCTATATTCGATTTCACTATTCCGCAAGGAGCTACCGGAGAAACTGGAGCGCAAGGTCCACAGGGAATCCAAGGGCCACAAGGTCCTCCAGGTCCGGCTGGTGAAGGAGCTACGTATATTTCGTTCTTACGAAGTGTTAACAACGAGACACCTGGGTTCTACGCAGATTCGTACGTAATCATCGGATGGAACCCGACGAGTAACGAGATTATGATTAGACAGCCGACCGCGCGTACTGGCGTGTATGCTCAAGCTCTTTCGATCTATGGAGGGTCGTTTCCGTCAGGGCAGAACATGATTCTGAGTACCACGTCGAACGATTTCTACTTCCAGACATCTTTTGGTCAAATAGACTTTACGATCGCGTCCGATTTTGACCATACGCACCCGTTCTACATGGTTCGAGTCCTATTTACGTCGAGTTCTGGATCTTCGTACGTTTACGTTGTAATTCACAAGTACAGTCCGCCGTGAAAAAAAAATCTCACGCATCAATAGCAACAAAAACAAAAAACGCACTTCAACGGGCCTCAAAGATGCCACCGAAGCGAAAATCAACGAAAAAGGGCGGGTTCCTTCCACTTCTCATGTTACCCGGTGGGCTCATGGGACTAACTGCACTTATGTCTAAGATGGGCGGTCCTCAGGGCTCAGGACTTGTCGGTGGGCGGCGAAAGCGCTAAATCTTGGATCCGAAACTATTTTTTTTTTCGTTTGCGTATATGTTCAAAAAACAAATGCCTCCGAAGAAGAAATCGGTATCAAAGGCCACCAAACGCCCAGTTGGTCGTCCTAGGAAGAATCTAGGAACGCGAGTTTCTGACATTCCGCTCGTTTCTACTATTAAGCCTGCTCAGCGCCGCGCAAATGTCGATGCACTTGCTCTTCAACGCGCAAAGATGCAATTTAAGCGAGATTATCCAGGAGTCAATGTTGACGAGTACCAAACAAGGGCACTTCTAGATGCAATGCAGGATCCTTCACGAGGTCCAATTGGTAGTCGTGTTCTGGGACCTGGGTTCAAAACAGTATATGAACAGCAACTCGAGAAAGAAAGAGAAGATAAGAAACTCGATGCAAAGCTTAAGAAAGCAAAGGCAAAAGGAAAACCGGTAGTTGTAATCGATGGTACTACATACATTGATCCTAAAGCGATAAGTCGTACGATAGCAGGATTACCAGCTTCTATCGCGGCTGCTACTTCATCTGCTCTTGTTCCGTTTATTACTCCTTATGTGCCACCATCGGTACCTCCTACTCCTACTGGTAGTCCTACTCCTACTCCTACTGGTAGTCCTACTCCTCCTCTTACTCCTCGTGCTGTTCCTAAGGTTCCTAAGGGTAGACGTATTAACATTAGGTCTATGCCTAAAAAAGTGAGAATTGCTAAAAAACCTATAACAAGTTCCACTAAGTTTCAAGATACAAAAGAAGGAAGGAAAGCACTTGAACAGTACAATACCACGAATGAAAAAATACAAAAGCTTAACGCGAGAGCAGATGCTTTAGAAAAGCTAGGAAAAGACGACGAAGCAAAAGGCCTTAGATATGAAGCTTCTAACTTGACCGATGTAGCACAGTCCAGATATGCTAATCAGAAAGGCAACTGGGAACAAAAAAAAGAATCAATAGTAGGCCAGACTTCCGGGTTAACCGCTGAAGAAAAGGAACAAATTCCTACTGAAGCTGACGCAGCTAAAGCAATGGCGATTTGGCGCAAGTTTACAGTAAGGAAGAAAACAGAAGCAGAAGCCCTCAAAAAGGCAGCAGAAGGACTTAAAGAACTTAAGAAGGCTAATCCAGCTGTTTTACAAGAAGTTCAGAAACTATCCGGAAGTTTGTTTGCAGAAGAAGAGGAGCCGACGGCGCTGACGGGATTTGAAAAAGAGTTCGCCGAACGAGAAGCTATTGCCAAGTCAGCTCAAGAAGAAGCGGCTAAGTACCAAAAGATGGCAGATGACGCACTTGCTCTTCAACGCGCAGACGCTAATTTTAACATACAGGACCTCGCTGAGTTGGCAGAACAGGGCGATACGTCGTATACACGTCCTACTCGCGAGCAGCGTTTGAAACCTAAACAAGAAGCATTGAGTGCACTCGCTCCGTTTATCAAGAGGAAACTAGCTATGGATGCATTACGGGCAGCAACGGCGCAAGAAGAAATGGCACGAGCAGACGCTCGATCTGGCAATAGTATCATTCCTCCTCCTCCTCCTCTGCCCCCTCGTCCTCGTCCTGGTGCAAGTTCTCAGCCGTCTCGTAGTATCGAAGAAGAAATCAGAGAACGAGTATCGCAGCTGCCGCTGACATACCCTCGTGGAAATCCATTTCTTTCAGCCGCCGATGAGGATATCGTACGAAAACGAGAGTCTCTCAGAGGGCCCACTTCTCGGAAGGCGACTGACGAAGCTACAATAAAAGCACAATTATCTCGGCTGAAGAAGGCAGATAAGACACAGGAAAGAGGGTTTGTACCGTTCACTGTGAACGAGGATCCTCTCGCCAAGGCACTCGCTGCCAGGAAATTGGAACTTCCTGAGTTGATGATCCAAAAGGCTATACGAGACCAACTCAGAGAGGAGGAGGAACTCCGTGCGAACTTGCCTGAGCAAGATGAACGACGGGCGCCATTGTCTCCGGAAGAACGCGCACGACGACGCGAAGCTGCTCTTGCAAGGAGACAAGAAGAGGATGTCGAAGAAGCCGATTTTACGGACGAATTCGCACGAGAAGACGATGCAGTTCGACAACTACAGGCCGCATTGCGCAGATTCGGTGATCGGTCTAGGTTCGCAAAGGCTAGGGAAATCGAGGCAGAGTACGAGTTTGATAGGCTTGCTCGAGAATATGCCGAGCCGGATATACCATTAGTTAGCCCCGGGCGGATTTCAAATCAAGATGCTTTCAACCGCGCACTCGCCTACTCTGTCGTTGTTCCTGGATCGAGCACACGGCAAAACAATCGTCAGGCTCCTATTTCGCAAGTAGTGAACGACGATAGAGAGGCGAGAATGGCCAGGAAGATGGTAAACTATGCAATCGACCGCGCTGCTACCGAGATGGCTGTTACCGCAGCTAATAAGTATATCGACCCAGCAGCTTTACTGGCTCAGAGGAGTCGCCTCAAGCCTCTTGCTCCACGCGTTGTAACAGAAGAAGAACAAGAAGAGGATGTCAAAGAGGGAGTAGATGAGGTCCTCGATGATGTAATCAAAGATGCGGTATCAGGTAGTGGTCTTGTAGGCGGAGTTCTCAGGCGTCTTCGTGGTATGGGGTATTTCAACACCATGGACATTACCCCGACTCGAGTTTACGGAACTCCGATGGATAACAAAAAGTTACTTGCTGACGCGAAGGCCGCGTATGCCGCAAGGGGCGGTACTTTTGACGGCCGCACAGACTTCCGCGTTCTCATGGATGCGATGAAAACTATTAAAAAGCCTACAGGAGGCGCTATGGGCGGTGCGATTATGGGTGGTGGCAAATACACTCTACAGGCTGTTACTTTCCCAGACACCGATTGGAAGTCTAGTTCGAGTCTCAGATGGCTTCGGTCTAATGGTATTAAGCCGATAAAGAAGGCAGATCGACAAGGATCGCTATTCAGGTACAGAATCGTAGATCCAAAGGGATTCAAGGACTACTATACGTCCGAGCTAATGTCCCGTGGCCGTAAGATCAATCTTGTATACGGAAGTCCGTAAAAATAAAAAAAATACGATCTGTGTACCCATTTTTTTTTATTTTACAAGATCATGAAGATCTGGTTATATCGGCGAGCTCGACTAAATGCTGTATAAGCCAACCTATTGTCAACTAGTGTCTCTGCGCTAATGAACAAGTTATTATCAACTGTTTCTCCTTGAACCGAGTGAACTGTGAATGCGTGTCTGATCTCACACTGTGCATGTGGTCTTTGGCCTATCACGATGTCGCCGTTACAATACTTTGCATTTTTCTCTGTAACTATCCACTTTTGCTGGATTCCTTCTTTTTGTTTTAGAACCGACGTAATGCGGTCCTTGGTTGCATTAGAGTACGCTAGAATCATGTCTTCAGATGAGTACAAGTCTACCATGTTCTGCTGAGTGATCTGCTTGAACTCTTTTGCAATTTCACGAGCATAGCCTATAACATCAATATTTTGTCTCATCTTATTGAGTAACGATAACAGATGGTCTCCTTTATCGATTCGGTGATTGGTCTCATGAACTATTTTTGTTGCGCAACTAGGATCAAAACCAAGAGTAGATCCGATATCGAAATGAGGCAGCTGACACATGTCACCACAGTAGATGATCCGATGATAGGGGAATCGTTTTTGGATGAGTTCCTGTGCGTTTCTAGACATCATGGAAACTTCGTCCACTACAATAACATTGTAAAACTTTGACAACGATGTCCATTTCTCAGGATTAGGACTGCACAGACGAGCTAGAACAACACTACGCGTGCCAGTTTCTGTGTGCTTTGCGCGTGCTAGCTTATGAGTTGGTGCGACGTATAACACACGGACTAGTCCTTTGTCGTGAAGATTGTAATGAGTTTTTCCCGATCCACCTGGACCTTCGTGATACTCGATCTTGTTGTAAGGACGGGCCGGAGGAATGTTGTCAACTGATCCGTTATACTTGTCTACCCCGACGTAGTGTGCTCCAGCGAAGTTAGTTTTCATTAGTTCTTGCTGACTACGGAATACACCTGTGATAGGGAACTCGTGATCGATGTAGTAGATTGCGTCGGAAGCAATACGGATTACCTTTGGTATTTCCATCTCAAGTAGCTGAGCATATACCTGCAGTCTAGTGTAAGCTGTGATATAACCTGCAACATGCGCAAGATGGTCTGATCTCTCTGAATCGTATGTAACGAATAACTCTCCTGAATCGAGGATACGAGCAACTCCGTTAGTTACACACGATGCAACGTGCCGAAGGAACTTAGGTGGTCCGCTGATAAAGTGACTAGCACGGTCGTATCTAGCTGCCTTCTTTCCTACCCATTTAGCGTATAAACGAGACCCGTTTTCCTTAGAATCCCATTCATCATCGTCAAATCGAAACTCTGTAGAGGATCCCCACGCACCTGCGACTATCTTGAACGTTGCTCCTTGCTCTTTGAGGAATACGAGCTCAGGTTTCGTGTAGACGCAATCGTCCATGTAAATGTACCCAAGTTTCTCGTCGATTTCCTTGAATTTTCCTGTAAGAACTACATCTGTAATCAAGTAGTAGCCTTCTCCCTCTATTTTGTCTGTACGACGGAAATCTGTCATCTTGACCGGTATTCCTGAATACTGCTTGCATCTAAAGAAGTTCTTGTAAGCCTTTTCCATATCGATTTCCTTATAGTCGCGGATACCAGCGGTGATCTCTTCGTCCGTGATCCTTGCGT